TTAGAGATGAAGAATTAATATCTAATGCCATTGTAGATTTTGTCAATGAGTATAGACAAAAAGACTGGGTAGACATGAAGTATTTCTGTGTGCCACTTTACAGTCAAAAATATATTTTAGGTCAGACTCATACATATATCCAATGGGATAAAGATAGAAAGCATATAAGACCAATACCTGATTATGCGATAACTGTTGATGATGACAGGGTATTCTCACAGGATACCATGGACCATTTAGTTGCAGAATATTATTCAGGTAAAATTGCTTATATCAATGGTATAAGGGCAAGTGAAAGTTTGATTAGATATGCATCTTGCATGAATAAAATCAATGAGAACTACATTTGTGGAACAAAAATAAATATGCCTAATATAAAATTGGTGAAACCAGTATACGATTGGGAGGAAAATGACATATTTAGATATTTTTACGATAACAATATTGATTATTGTCCTATTTATGATTGGCAAGTATGGAATGGAGACTCTTTGAGAGTTGCGACACCAATACATCAAGAGGCTGCCAAAAAGTTTCACAAACTAAGAACTTTAGACCCACTTTTATATTCTCAGGTCATAGATATATTTCCTGAGATGTTGGTGCAAGAAAGATACTATCGTGAATACGATATGTCAGGACTAACAAAAAAATATGGAAAAAACATGCAGTCAGTATTGAGTTATATCAAAGACTTTATTACTGACCCTAAACAAAAGCATGAGGCTTATAAAATGTTCAAAAAAGCAGTCGTTGCCAATAGAAACGATAATGAGGCATATCCTGTTGGACATATCTTGAAATATTTTATTTCAGGGGCATATAAAAGAGAATTATTACCATTAAGTAAAGAGGCAAGATGAACGACCCTATAAATAACATTCAATGGATAGATGCTGACTCATTGGAGGCAAATGACTATAATCCAAATGTCGTGTTTAATCCTGAGTTAAGAAGTTTAGAAAATAACATAGATTCAATAGGTTGGGTACAGCCTGTGATTATATCTAAAGATTTAGTCATCATAGATGGATTTCATAGAACTATGTTGAGTCGTGAAAGTAAAAAATTAAGAAAAAAATATGATGGTAAAGTACCATGTGTCATTTTTGATGTACCAAGAGACCAAGCCATGATATTGACTGTAAGAATGAATAGAGCAAAAGGCAGCCATGTGGCAGTTCGTATGTCAGAAATGGTCAAAGAGTTAGTTGATAAGCATAAGTGGGAAACAAAAGAACTTGCCAAAGAATTAGGGGCTACACCAAAAGAAATAGATTTGCTGTATCAAGATGGTGTGTTCAAAGCAAAAAATATTAAGAGTTATAAATACAGCAAAGCATGGTATCCACAGTATAAAAATGAATCCTGATTATATCATAGAAAATGGCAAAGAAAATCCTTATACATTTATTAAGGATGAAATTATCATTAGAGAATGTTCCTATGATGATATAAAGGGATATAAGAGTCGTGCTGCTAAAGAAAGAGTAAGTATAAGTGATACCAACAATACCATGTGGTTTAATATCATGAGAATTGGTTGGAAAAAACACGATTCTATTGGATGTTGTGGATTATATCTTGCAAAGAATAAATGTCGCATTAAAGGCGATTTTATAGATAAAGAATTTAGAGGTTTTGGATTTGGTCATTTTCTTACTGAAATGAGAAAATATATAGCTAAAGACAAAGGATATGATGTTATAGAGGTCTTAACCTTGCATCCACACTATTACGAAAAAGAAGGATTTACCATAAATAAAGAAGTTCGTACTGGTGTTTGGCATGCAGACCTTGTTCTATAGTTTGACAATTAGTAAATTAAGGGCATGAATAGTTATAATGGATTTAGTGGTAAGCAAAGACTTGCTGCTCTCAAATGGTTTAGAAATCAACAAGCAAAAGGTTTTAAACCTCAATATCCAACTAAGTGCGATATATGTACACAAACACAAGGTGCTTTAGAATGGCACAGTGAGAATTATTCATCCCCTTTTGGCAAACACATTGGACAATTTGGTCTTTGTTATATATGCCACATGATGATTCATTGTAGATACAAGAACGAAAAAGTGTGGAAGTTTTATAAAAAGGCTATAAAAGACAAAAAGATGTTTAAGAACTACAGAGGTAGACATTGGATGTTTTTTAAAAAGGAATGTTTGGATAATAGGTTTGAATTGGTATCGTATGAAACAGTGGAAGAAAACAATTACCAAGTGTTATTAGATATTGAAGCTGGAGTTTATATACCTAAAAAAATTGTTGAAGAACATGAAGTTGTTCAAGTAGACTTGTTTGCCGATTAAAAACGGTAACAATCGGTAAAATTTATGGAAAGAGACAACAAAGGGAGATTCAAAGAGGGCAACTCATTCTCCAAAGGTCATGGTAGACCAAAGGGAAGTCAATCTATTGCCACCATGTTGAAAAATATTGGTGCAGAAGATGTTCCACCAGAGTTAAAAGAAAGAGTAAATAAACTCTTTAATCAGGTAGATACAGAAGAAATGACAATGATGGAAGCAATCTTAAGGACTACTATGATGTATGCAGTTCAAGGAAAACAATGGGCAGTGCAGTTTATCGCTGATAGAACAGAGGGTAGACCAGTACAAACTATTGGAATATCGGAAACTGATGAACCAATAAAGGTCTTTAATTTTGATGAAGTGGAAAATTGACGAAACAAGATACAATATCCTATTCCATGACTCACATAGGTACAAGATATTATGCTGTGGTCGTAGATGGGGTAAGACTTATTTCGCAGTCATGTGGCTACTTTCAACAGAAATACAGCCTTATGAAAGAAGATGGATTGTTTTTCCTTCATATACTCAAGCAAAAATGGTTGCATGGGGTATTCTTAAAAAAGCATTGTCAGGTAGGGATGTTAGGATTAATGAAAGTGAGTTATCAATTACATTCAAAAATAATGCAAAAGTTGAACTCAAAGGTGCAAACAATGAAGACAGCATTCGTGGAGTTAGTTTGAATAAAGTCGTATTAGATGAATATGCATTTATGAAAGCAAATGTATGGGGCGAAATTATACAGCCTATGTTATCTGAGACTAAAGGTCAAGCATTGTTTGTAGGTACTCCAACTGGTACACAAAACCATTTCTATGATTTGTGGGTAAAAGGTCAAAATGAAAGTGATTATAAGTCTTGGCAGTTTACTACCTTAGATGGTGGCTTTATTAGTGAGGATGAGATTGAGAGTGCTAAAAAGAATTTAGATGCACAAACATTTAGACAAGAATATTTGGCATCATTTGAATCATCTGCTAATCGTGCAGCATATAATTTTGACAGAACAAAACATTTAAAAAACATGGAAACAAGCACAAGATTATTTTGGGGTGTAGACTTTGGAGTAGCCAGTTATCTAACTGCTATTCTATTATGTGAGTTCACAGATGGTACTGTGTATGCTATTGATGAAATAGGTATGCAAAACTCCAACACATTTGAACTCGCACAGAAAATGTCACAGATTGCACCTAATATTCCAGTTTATCCTGACCCAGCAGGTAAAGCAAGAACAAGTAATAGTACGAAATCTGACCATAGAATACTACAAGAGGCAGGTTTCACTGTGATTAGTAAAAAGGCTAATCCAACACAAAAAGATAGATTGAATGCACTAAATAACATGTTAGAAAGTGCAGCAGGTATCATTAGACTTTATGTAAATCCAAAATGTAAAAACTTGATTAGAGACTTAGAATTGTGTACTATGGATAATGGTGCCATTCTTAAAACAGAAACCTTATCACACTTTTTGGATGGTTTAATGTATCCTATTGAATATCGTTATGGATTTAAAGGAAAAGGAACTGCGATACAATGGTAACCTTTGCTTTAGGTCTTTCATGTGGTTTTTTGATATCTTTGGTTACTGCTTTTCTGTATGGTCAGCACTTAGTAGACAAACAAGAGAAAAAAGATGAGAAGTTGTTTAAACAATATGCAGATTACATATTAGAAGAACAAACATTATCACAAATGACAAAAAATAGGTATGAGGGATGATAATTTATAATTTAACAGAAAAGATGCTGTATGACTTACTTATGGATACCATACAGAATCAATACGATAATCAAATGGAAGAAAGAGAACGACTTCTTGATTATTACGAAGGAATTAATTTAGAGCAAGACTTAAAGCAATACTTTAACAGTGAAAGTTTATCACAGATTCCACCAATGTATATTAATTTGGTGAGAAACATTATAAGTCGTAGAACTTTAGTCTATCAACAATCACCAGTAAGACTCAATGACAAGTATAATGAAGTCTTGGGTGACTTTGATAGTTTTATGAAACAATATGAGCAATTGGTATACCTGCTTGGAACTGAGGCATTGTACACACATTGGGATGACAATGAGCAAAAACTGAAGTATAGACCAATACACTTTTTTATTCCATTCTTTAAGCCAAATGAGGATGAGCCATTTGCTGTTATGTATCAAGCAGAATCACAACTTCAAGCAAGAAGTGAGGATGCACAATATATGTTTTGGTCAAAAGATACTGACGATATGGAAGGAAAGCACTTCATGATATCATCTAAGGGTAAAATCACTTCTATTGTAGATGGTGATAGAAATCCTTATGGAGATATTATTCCATTTAACATTGCACATAGACATGCATTTACAAGAGATTATTTTAGAGAAGGTGCTACAGACTTAGTCAATGGTATGAGAAGTGTGAATATTCTTTTAACTGAATTAGCATTGCATGGTAGATTCGCATTGGGTCAGCCAGTATTTACAGGACTTGACACAGAACAAAGAATAGCAATGGGGCAAGATAAGGCTTTAGTGCTGCCTGAGGGTGCGAACTTTAATTATGCGAGTCCTAACTCCAATATTAATGGAATGATTGAATCTACACGATATATGGTGGATTCTATAGCACAAGCCAACAATGTTCGTATCAATTGGACTAACAATGCACAGGAAAGTGGATTGTCTAAGAAAATGTCAGAAATAGACTTAATGGATGCACTGAGAAGTGATGTAGAACAAATCTATAGACCTTTTGAACAAGAACAATTTAGAATTGCTAAAAGAATCTGTGAAGTATCAGGTGGTATTAATCTTGGCGACCAGTTTAGTGTAGACTTTGCTGAAAGAGAAGTACCAATGAGTCAATCTGAGGAAATACAGTATTACACTTGGGCATTCGCTAATGAGTTAGAAACAAGAAAAAGCTATTTGAGAAAAAAGAATCCTGATTTATTAGATGAGGAAATAGACAATATGCTTGAGGAATTAGACTCAGAACAGCCACAACAAGAGGATGGCACACAGTCCATTATTGATAGAATAGGTAGACAAGTTGGCTAAGTTAGACTTTTACAGCAAAGAGATAGCAAAAATACAAGAGGATTTATTTGTCAAAATAGATTCTTTAGTAAAAGGATTATCGCAAGTCACAGATACTGAGTTAATACGATTGGCTAAACAAATTGATTTCTTTGAGGAAATGGAACGATTAGGTTATTCACAACTTATCAACAAAGTGGGGAAAACTTATGATGATGAAATAGCAGCAATATTTGGAGAACTATCAAGAAGGGAGTTAGCCAAAGTACCTGCTGCAAGTATTCAAGTTCTACAAGGATTAAGAGATTTAGATATGGCATATTTAACAAGTGGTGTTAGACAATATTCAGATAACCTCAAAGCTGCTATGATAAGAAGTATCATTACAGGGGAAACAAATCAACAAGTCATGGAAAACCTAACAAGAGGATTTGGAGTTGGTACTTATATCAGCAGCAGCGAGGTATCTTTTTTGATTAACGATGGATTAGCAAGATTTAGCAATGCATCAAGAGCAAAAGCATTTGAACAATTTCCTGATGTCAAATTTAAATACATTGGAACTAATGACGATAAAACTCGTGATGTATGTAGAAAAGCACTAAAAGAAAAGCCTCTTACAAGAAAAGAGATTGATAAGTTAGGATATGTAACATTCTCAGGTAGAGGTGGTTATAACTGTAGACATGACTGGGTAAGAGCATTATGAGATTTAGAGATACAATAAAAATTACCAACAAGTTTATGGAACTACTCGCAGCAGATATTATTGATGTCATACAGGCAGATGCTGCTGAAGGCAAATTCCAAAATGGTAAAAGAGGATTAAGATATAAAAGTGAGCCTTACAAAAAGTACAAGCGAAACAGCATGAAAAGCCTTCGCACTGGTAAAAAATTAAAAGGTTTTGTAGGTCAATCTACAGATACACAGACTTCTTTTGTTAATATGAAATTAACTGGACAAACACTAAGAGGCATGAGAGCAAGTTCTAAAAAAGATACTGCTGTCATAACTTATGATAGAGGAGAAATCGTATTAGGCAATAGAAGTAGAGGATATGATATCTACGATTTGACTGAGGCTAATAAGAACTTAGTAATGAGAGATGTAGAAAAACTCTTTGAAAGAAATATTAAAAAACTTTCAAAAAAAAACATTATAATCAAATAAGGAGACAGTATGTCAGAAGAAAATAAAATAGTAGAAGAACAAGCAGTAGCAGAAACTCCTACACAGGAAGTAAATAATGAAGTGGGCGAGTATATTGCAGAAAGCAAAAAATATCGCCAAAGAGCCCAAACAGCAGAGGCTGAGTTAAACGAACTCAAAGAGAATCTAAAACTTCAAGAACAAAAAAGACTTGAGGAAAAAGAGGAGTTCAAATCTTTATATGAAACAATGAAAGCAGAAAACGAGCAGTTAAAACCTATCGTTGAAACTTTCCAAAATCAAGAAAAAGAAAGACGAGAACATCTGCTGTCTCAACTGTCAGATGATGATAGAGAAATATACCAAGACCTCCCAACAATGAAGTTGGAAAAGCACCTTGACAGATTGGGTAAGAAAAAAGTGCAGATATCAGATGCAAAGGAAGTAGTGAGTTCAGGAAAGTTTGCTCAAAATACTAAATTCAGTGAAATGAGTGCTGAGGATAGAGAACAAGCGAGAAGAAATCCTAACCTTTGGAATCAGATAGTTGAGGGGTATAGAAACAATAGTTAAAAGGGGAAACCAAAATGGCAAATGTAACAACAACAACTGCTGCTAATTTTATTCCAGAGATGTGGAGAGATGCTATTCTTGACTATGCTGAAAGACAATTCAGATTAAGAAATCAAGTATTAGACTTTTCATCAATGGTTGCAAATGGTGGCGACATATTGAACATTCCTAAAGTGACAGAAGAAACTGCTGCTGCTAAATCAGCAGATACTGCAGTGACTTATTCTGCTAACACAGATGGAGTGATTCAATTATCATTAAATCAACATCAATACGAAGCAAAACGAATTGAAGACATTGTAAGAGTTCAAGAGTCTGCTGACTTATTCAATGCTTATGCACAATCTATGGGTTATGCTTTAGCAAAGAAAATTGAAAACTATCTTGCAGTAGATATCATTCAATCTGCTACTGGTAATGATGTTTCTTTGGCTGCAGATAATGCACCAACAACTGCAGAAGTAAGAAGTGGACTACAGAAACTTCTTGATGCAGGATTTGATTACACAGATGGAAACACATTCTTTTATGCATCACCTGCTATGTATATGAACCTAATGGGATTAGGCGACTTTACTGAGGCACAAAAAAGAGGCGATGCTGCTAATCCAATAGCAAGTGGTTCTATCATGGAAATCTACGGTATGCCAGTTTACTCATCAGTAGATTGGGATGACGATGGTGGTACTGGAGACGAAAGTGGTTCTATCTTTAAGAGAGAATCAATTTACTTTGCACAACAGTTTGCACCAAGAGTTCAGTCAGCATATGACATTGACCACTTGGCTACAAGCATTGTTGCAGATGTATTATTCGGTGCTGCATTATCACATGCTGCAAGTTCAACTTCATTAGGAATTGTTAATTTCAACAATCCGTAATGGGTTAAATCAGTAAAATATAGGGGTATCTTTTTGATGCCCCTATATAGTATCAATTTTTAATTTAAATGGAGTAGACATGCCGATATACGAATATAAATGCACTTGTGGTAAACAATTTGAAACAATACAAGGCATGAATGACGAAAAATTAGTGAAATGTAATAAAAATGTTCACAATTGCAACGAAGATGGAACACTCACAAGATTAATCTCAAAACCTACTATATTTTCAGATGATATTGGTAGAGGTCACAAAAGAATGAAAGATAAAGATTTATATAAGGAATTAGACATTGAGTAGTAATACTAACTTAGGAAATACACCTGTAAATCAGGGCTATGTGCAGTTAATTCACACAGGAGAGACTGCAGGTATTACCACAACACTAAAAGCATTATATGATGGTGATGGCACTGCATCTGACCTGTTAATTGCAAGTAACTCAGTAAAAGTATCTACACCTACTAACTTTTATATTGGTACCAAAACTATTACTGAATATGTACAAGATGTGGTCGGTGATATGCTTGATACCAATGGTAGTCATACAAACATTACTGCTACCTATGATGACGATGGCGATGGAGCTATTGATTTAGTAGCTACTGGTGCTATATCA